AACTAAATAACTATGTTAAAGTATTTTAATTATTATTATTATAATATTAATATAATAATTAATAAAGATTTCGGACAGGTGTTTTGCAAGGCACTTGTTTCTACTGGCTGAACAACAATAAGCTAGTTGTAAGGCAAACTTTTGGATGAGTATGGACAAATGTCTGAGGGGTCTGGGGGTTGTACTTAGTAGCGTTATCTATAAGGTGGATAGCTCGTGGAAGGTTGCAGGTAAATCCATAAGTCCTGCGTAGAAGACCGAAACATTTTTATCTTGACAATAAATGATTGTTATGATATAATATCTTCAATAATAAAAAAAGGAGGGCAATATGCCAACAGTTGAAGGAAAAGCGTATTGGGCTAGTATTACTAGACCTAATACAACATTCGAACCTGTGTATCAAATCGACTTAGCTATCAGCGATGAGTCTGCTGAAAGTTTTAAGAAGGAAGGTATCACAGTTAAACAAGACGATAGAGGTAATATCGTTAAGTTTAAAAGAAAAGTCAGTCGTGCTGACGGGAATAAAAATCCTGCACCAAGACTGGTTGACTCTGCCAAAAATTCTATCGACACTTTGATAGGTAATGGCTCTACTGTTAAGGTTATGTACAAACCTTTTGAGTGGAAGTTTGCTGGTAAATCCGGTAAGAGTCTTGACTTACAAGCTGTACAAGTCATTGACCTAGTGCCTTATGGCGAGGACTTTGATGTAGCTAGTGGTTATGTTGCAGAGAATGGCAACGAAGAATTTTAACTAATCAATAAATGAAACAGGGGGCGAATATGGATAACAATGACAATGGTTTTGTCGAGTATCATGTTCCCTGTTCAAGCTGTGGAAGTAGTGACGCAAGAAGTATTAATGCCAATGGCAGTAGTTATTGTTTCTCTTGTCAAAGCTACTTCCCTGCGGAAAACGGGGATTATATAAACAAAAACGAAAGGGGCGAGAATATGCAAGTTGCAGAAAGACAAGCAGATATAACTAACATTTCAGATAAGGTTAATGAGTTATATCAAAATGCAAATGCAAGTTTCATGTCTATCAAAGACAGAGGTATATCCGAAGAGACTTGTAAGAAGTATGGTGTTAAAGCATCCATGAACAATGGTATGATTGGCACACATATCTATCCTTACCATGATGAGACTGGTAGTTTGATAGGTATGAAGACTAGGTATGTAAAGAATAAACAGTTTTCTATTGTTGGTTCAACATCTAATTCTGGATTGTTCGGACAACAATTATTTAATGGGGGGAAATATGTGACCATTACCGAGGGAGAAGTAGACGCACTTAGTGTTTACCAAATGTTAGGTTCTAAATATCCTGTGGTTTCCATTAAGAATGGCGTCTCTTCTGCCTTAAAAGATATCAAGAAGAGTTACGATTGGCTTGATAAGTTCGAGTCTATTGTTCTTAACTTTGATAATGATGAGGTTGGTAGAGAAGCTTCAAAGAAAGTTGCTGAGTTATTTCAACCCGGCAAAGTAAAGATAGTCAAGTTACCAGAGTCATACAAAGACGCTAACGATATGGCAGTTAGAAGAAAGTATGAAGAGTATACTAAGTGTTGGTGGAACGCACCAGTTCATGCACCAGACGGGATTATCAAAGGCACACAATTACTTGATGAGGTTCTTAAACCTATTGTCAAATCTAGTATTAACTATGGTTGGAAAGGTTTAGATGAGCTTACTTATGGTATTCGTAGCGGTGAGTTAGTTACTATTACTGCGGGTACAGGATTAGGTAAGACTTCTGTAATCAAGGAATTAGTTTATCATATATTCAAAAGTACCGAGAGTAACATCGGTATGATTATGCTTGAGGAAAGTCCTAAGATAACTGCATTAGATATCATGGGTACTGAAGCTAATCTTCCATTACGAAGACCCGATGTAAATTTATCTGACGAAGATAAAACAAACTACTTCAACAAGACAGTTGGTACAGGTAGATTTTATTTCTATAATCACTTCGGTTCAAATTCAGTAGACAATATAGTTTCAAGAGTTAGATACATGGCAAAAGCTTTGGACTGTAAGTTCATTGTGCTTGACCATATTAGTATGATTGTATCTTCTCAAGAGTTTGGCGAAGAAAGAAAAGCACTTGATGAGATTATGACAAAGCTTCGTACACTTGTACAAGAAACAGATGTAGCTTTGATTTGTGTATCACATCTAAAGAGACCCGATGGTAAAGGACATGAAGAGGGTGCAGTCACTTCACTAGCACAGCTTAGAGGTTCTGGTTCTATTGCTCAACTATCTGATATGGTTCTAGGATTAGAAAGAGATAGTCAAAGTGAGGACATTGTAATGCGTAATACTACTTGTCTTCGTGTACTCAAGAATAGATTTGTAGGTATGACTGGACCTGCTACTTATCTTTACTATGATAAAGATACAGGCAGATTACATGAGACTGATAAACCATCACCAGAGGATAAGGAAGAAGATAAGTTTTAAATTTAAAAGGGGGCGAGAATGAATAACAAGTTGTTTCTTGATATAGAAACTACAGAGATACAAGGTAATCAATTACCAGATAAAGTTTTCTGTTTAGTTACTATTGATGAGAAGAACAATATTAAAACTTATAGAGAAGGTGAGTATCATCTTTTCAAAGAAGATGTTTTAAACTACAAAGAATTTATTGGACATAACATTATAGGATTTGATGCTCCAGTAATTAAAAAAGTTTTAGGTATTGATTTAGAAACTTATGGTAAAGTTACTGACACATTAATACTTTCAAGATTATTTAATCCTATTCGTGAGGGCGGACATTCCCTTCGAGCATTTGGAATTAAGTTTGGATTTAACAAATTAGATTTCAAAGACTTCACAAAGTTTTCACAAGAGATGTTAACTTACTGTATCAAAGATGTTAAACTTACTATTAAAGTTTACAACTTATTACAAAAGCAAGGAGTTAATTTTTCTGAGCAGTCTATTAATTTAGAACATGATGTTGCTAGAGTTATTGAAAAGCAAATCAATACAGGATTTTTGTTTGATGTAGAAAAGGCACATTTACTTTTAGCTAGACTACAAGCAAAGCTAGATGAAGTTACAGATAAGGTAAGAGAAAGATTTACACCTTTACCTACATTCAAACGATTAGTTAGACCTAGAAGAAAAGCTGATGGGTCTATGAGTATGGTTGGACTTGGATGTCTGGGTGAGGGGTGGGTAAATGTATCTGGAGATTTTTCTCTTATAGAAATGAAAGAGTTTAATCTTGGCAGTCGACAACAGATTGCTAGATGGTTACAAAATTTTGGTTGGCAACCTAGTAAGTTTACTGAACATGGTCAACCAATTGTAGATGAGAAAGTTCTTGCTGAGATAAAAGATATACCAGAAGCAGAACTAATAAACGAGTTTCTTCTACTTCAAAAGAGAATAGCTATGATTGAGTCATGGTTAGAAGCTGTAGGAGATACGAGGAGAGTACACGGAAAAGTGATTACAATAGGTGCTATCACATCCAGAATGAGTCATCACTCGCCCAATATGGCTCAAATCCCTGCGGTGTACTCTCCTTATGGTAAAGAATGTAGGGAACTTTGGACAGTACCAAGCGGCTACAAACTAGTGGGAGTAGACGCAAGTGGACTGGAATTAAGAATATTATCCCACTATATGAATAACAAGGAGTATATTAATGAAGTCATTAATGGAGATATACACAGTACAAATCAAGCTCTTGCAGGGTTGGAAACAAGAGATACTGCGAAGACATTTATCTATGCGTTCATTTATGGAGCAGGTAACAGAAAGCTCGGAACTATCTGTGGAAGGTCTGAAGGTTATGGAAGACAGATTAAAGAGAGATTTCTTAGAGGTCTCCCAAGTCTTGCAAAGCTCAGAACAAGAGTGGATGCAGCTACTAGAAAAGGTTTCCTCAAAGGTCTCGACCAAAGATGCCACATCATCAGACAAAAGCACTCAGCCCTCAACACCCTCATCCAAGGAGCAGGAGCAATCGTAATGAAGAAAGCTCTTATCATTTTAGATAAGAGCATAGAAGATAATAACCTTGATGCTCTTCCTGTAGCAAATGTACATGATGAGTTTCAATATCAAGTAAAAGAAAGTCAAGCTGAAAAGTTTGGTAAGTTAGCTGTGCAATCTATAGTAGATGCCGGTACTAAATTAGGGCTACGATGTCCGTTAAATGGGGAGTATAAAATTGGCAACAACTGGAAAGAAACCCACTAAGACTGTAGATACTTTAGTTCCGGATATTAATAAACTACTAATAGGTTTAGCTAATAACAAGAAACTAAAGATATCTGATAAACAGTTAAATGAGTTTCTAAAAAATATAAAAGATGCTATTGTTGATTGGTCCAATCCTGTCAAGCAAAACAAATCTTCTCTTCGTATGTCTATCATTGGTAGACCTGCAAGACAGCTTTGGTATGACAAACATAGACCAGAAAAACAATACACACCCGACCCATCAACTCAACTTAAATTTTTGTATGGTCATATACTAGAACATTTAATTTTATTTTTAACTGAGTTAGCAGGTCATACTGTTACTGACCAACAAAAGAAAGTTAGTGTTCATGGTATTGTAGGTCATATGGATAGTAAAATTGATGGTGAAGTTGTAGATGTTAAGACTGCTTCACCTTATGCATTTAAAAAGTTTGAACAAGGTACTCTTAATGAAGATGACCCGTTTGGTTATATCGCACAGTTAAGTGGTTATGAAGCAAGTGAGAAAACAAATCATGGTGGATTTCTTGCTATCAATAAATCAACTGGACAGTTAGCTTTCTTTAAACCAGATGACTTGATGAAACCAAATGTTAAAACTTTAATAACAGAATTAAAAGATAAGTTAGAGAAAGAACAACCACCAGAAAGATGTTATGAACCTGTCTTCCATGAAAAGTCTGGTAATAAAAAACTACCTGCGGGTTGTGTATTCTGTTCTCATAAAGTAGAATGTCATAAAGATGCTAACGAAGGTAAAGGTTTAAGAGCATTTAAATATGCTAATGGTAAAGTTTATCTTACTCACATTGAGAAAGAACCAAAAGTAGAAGAGGTAAAAGTTAATGAATAGAAAACAAATGAAAGTAATTAGAAGAAAAGCAAAGACTATTATAGTAGAATGGTTACAGTCTTTGTTGCCCGAAGAAGAAAAAGATAAAGTAAATGAAAAAAATATATTTGCTATGATGCCAAAGCAAACACATTATTATTTTCAAAATCAAATTAGATTAAGTGCATGGTCATACAAGTGGGTAATTAAAAAATTAAAACGAAATCCGGACTTGACATTTACCGAATTAAATGATATAATTATGAGGAACAATGGAAATAAAAATATACTCTAAACCTAACTGTGTGTATTGTGAGAAAGCTAAAATGGAATTAGCTAAACATAATCCTACAATACTTATGTTAGATGTTGATTACACTAAGGAAGAATTTTTTAAGTTGTTTCCTTATGCTAAAACATTTCCACAAATTATTATTAACGGAAATGTAATAGGTGGTTACTCGGAGTTAGATGGCTTATCGTTCTAAGTTTGAAGAAACAGTTATAAAGAATTTAAAAACAAAAAAAATTAAATTCTTTTATGAAAGAGAAAGGATTAAATATGTTCAACCCATTATTCATAGGTCTTATTTGCCCGACCTTTATTTTCCTTCTACTAATGTGTATGTAGAATTAAAAGGTAGGTTTACTATTGCAGATAGAAAAAAACATTTATGGATAAGAGATAGTACAGATTATGATATTCGTTTTTGTTTTCAAAATGCAAGAGTAAAAATTAGAAAAAATTCTAAAACTAGTTATGCTGATTGGTGCATGAAAAATAATTTTGAATGGTGTGAAAAAAAGATACCGAAAGATTGGATGATAAAGAATGGAAAAAGGTAAAGCTTATATATCGTTTACACCTGTTGGTGTTGGTAAAAGAAAAAAAATAGAAATAGAATTTTGGGATTTAACAGAAGGTGACACACAGATTATGAAACTTGGTTATGGAACTTTTTGGTTTGCAAAACATAATAATGCATTGTGTAATTACATAGGTGAAAGAGAGTTTGAAAAAATATTATTTGGAAAGAAAGGAGAGGGTAGTGAACACAACTAAAAAATATTTAGAAGAAGCTATAACATTAGTAGGAGGTCAAAGACATATTGACTATGGTGATAAGACAGAGAACCATAGTAACATAGCAAAGTTATGGTCAGCATATCTTGATGTTAATATTCATGCACATGATGTTGCCATTATGATGACTTTATTAAAGATAGCAAGAACTAAATTAGGTAAAAGAACACCAGATACTTACATAGATGCGTCAGCTTATATGGCAATAGCAGGTGAGATAGAAGAAAACAAAATAAATTTAATGGAAGGTAAACCAGAAAGATGAAGATTAAAATAGATTTAGATAGGGATAAATACTTAACACCATTTGGTATCGCAACTGTTAGAGATAGATACCTTGATAAAAAAGAAACATCACCTCAACACGCTTTTGCTAGAGCCGCAAAATATGTTTCTACTTATCGTGGTAAAACAGATTGGGATATGGCACAAAGAATATATGACTATGCAAGTAAGACATGGTTTGGTTTTTCTTCGCCTATACTTTCTAATGCAGGTACATCTAAAGGTTTACCTATATCTTGTTTTCTTAATTATGTACCAGATAGTAGAGAAGGATTAAGTAAACATTATGATGAAAACATTTGGTTAGCTAGTAATGGTGGTGGTATTGGTGGTTACTGGGGAGCAGTTAGAAGTGATGGTACTTCTACTTCTCATGGTTCTAAATCAACAGGGTCAATACCTTTTATGAAAGTTGTTGATAGTCAAATGTTAGCTTTCAACCAAGGAACAACAAGGAGGGGTAGCTATGCAGCATATATGGATGTATCGCATCCGGAGATAGAAGAGTTTTTATTTATGCGTAAATCTTCTGGTGGAGATACAAATAGAAAATGTCTTAACTTACATCATGGTATAAACATAACTGATAAGTTTATGGAATGTGTTTCTAAGAATGTTGATTGGGATTTAATAGACCCGCACTCAAAACAAAAGATTAAATCTATTAGTGCTAGAGAACTATGGAGATTAATTTTAGAAACAAGACATGAAACAGGTGAACCATACTTACACTTTATTGACACATCTAATAAACATTTACCAGAGAAACAAAAAGAAGCTGGATTAAAAGTTAATCAATCAAATCTTTGTAGTGAAATAACATTACCTACAAGTGAAGATAGAACTGCTGTGTGTTGTTTATCTAGTGTTAATCTTGCACAGTATGATGAGTGGTCAATGTCTGCTACATTTATACCAGACATGATTAGAATGTTAGACAATGTGTTAGAACATTTTATACAAGCTACTTATGATTTTGTTTATGATTACAAAGGTGACATAAGAAACATGGAAGTACAAAGATTAGGTTTTGAGAAGGCAGG